CACGCCGTTGCAGGGTTGGAAGAACTTACCCAAGTCTCTGCTTTCTTGTCAACCTGCGTCTTCACATAGTTTTGCAATGTTCCGCCATAGCCATTAAGGAAGTCCAACAGTTCTTGGTCTTCCGTCTTTTGCCATTCGTTGGCCGTTTCGTTCCACTTATAGACGTTATTGGCCTTGTATGTGACGGCACTTGCGCCACTGCCCTCAACATGGTCTTGAGACGGTATGTAAAGGTCGCCATCCTCCAAGATGCTTGTACCGTCAACAACCCAAGCGTTCCATGTTGTATAGATAGCCTTCTTTGTGTCAATGGTATCAAACACCGACTGCGGTATATTCTGCTGCTTCCACTGATAGCGTGGGTTACCAGAGCCTTTATCTACATACTGCCATGTGGTATCTTTCTTGTAGTTTGTACCTTGTATATCAACAGTGCAATACCACATATCGCCAACGTGATTTTTGTCATCATCATTCCAATGTGATGTTGACTGTGGGTCTGACGGGTCTTCACCTTGATACCACGTCTCAGCCTTTTTGTCTATCTGGTTCTGAATCGTTGTCAACGTGCCTTGATAGCCATTCAAGAAAGCGTTAAGTTTTGCGTCGCTTGTGTACTTTGACGCAAGTTCCCAGTCTGTGATATCAAAAGAACCGCTCGACCGTGACGTGTTACACCTAAGCAAGTCATTGTGATACTTGTTCTGAGAAGCATCCGTGTCTCCAGTATACTCACTTGGATGTGTTGCATTAGCCCATAGGTCGCCTTCATCATAAGGAGGTGTAGGCTGCTCGGTAAACACCCTTCTCTTATGGTCGGCAAGGTCATAGGCATCAGAAGCATCCTGCAATGCCTTGACAACCGCTGAATCAGTAATAATCACCCATGCAAAAGTAGGAGATTGTGCCGTGCCTGTATTCGAGAATCTAAAAGCATAACCAGAAGTGTTGTCATAGAACGTATCGCCCAAATGCTTCAAGCGTTCTGTTGTCGATGTCGGCTGTGTTACAGGTGTAGTTGTTGGGTCGCCACCATCGGCTATGAACCAATCATAGTACGGATGGACTGGCACACTCCGGCCGCTAACAATCCTTGTAACAAGAGGCGTTGTATTGACTGGCGCACCTTCATCTTCCTCAACAGGCATATAGTCGTAGAACCACGATTCTATATTACCGTCTATCTGATTCTGTAGGTCTTCTATGTCACCAGTGATGGCGCTGACAAACTCTTCGTAGGTCGTCTCTTGTGTCCCGCCTCCAGGGGTTGGACTTAGAAACGTCACATGGGCCTTGATATCAAGTTGCTGGTTGTCCGAGTCGTACTTGATATATGTGTTGCCAACCGTCTCGCCGCTTGCTGGCTTTGCACCGAAATAGAAGTCACCCATCACCTCAAGGAATGCGTGGCCAGCACCGTGGAGGCTGGAGGCACCAGTAGCGTAGCCAAGGTTGACGTAGTTCTTCCCTGACGTGGAGAACTGTCTTGTCCTCTTGGTGGAAAGGCTTGTTGCACCTGCAATGTCACCGATGCCTTGGAATATCTGGTAAGACGGTGAATCGGCGCCAGTGACGAACTCGATGATCGCACCGCGACGGGTAGCGTCGTTGACGTTGCCCAGTTGCACAATATCATCCTGCTCCTGCGGTACGTCAGAGCCAGATTGGTATCCTGCATACGAGACTCCGCTGATTGTATTGCTTGACGCATTGGATAGGTCAATCCAGTGCTCACCGTTGGTGTCGGGCGAACTGCTCTTGCCGATAACGAGGCGCCAATAGTGACGCATGTTCAATCCTTTGGCGTCCGTACTGTCCTGAGCCGTCTCAACCGTAGTTATATGGCAGTATGCCTGATCGCCAACAACGAAATTATTGCGCACTTCATTCTCGCCGTCCCTCGCACGGAAGAAGCAACGGAACTTCGCCACAGAAGAAAGGTTTCCATCTGTCTGCTCAAGCGGATTACCGCTTGCGTCGAACCACGCCACCCTGATACACTTCATTCCTGCTGGCGATGCTATGCGGTTGCCAGAGGAGTGCCTGTAATCCCTGATCTCCACGGTGTCGAAGTACGCTTTCATTCTAACGTAAAGTTTATCGCACTCGACGTATGTAGTTCCGTCATCCTCCTTGCGGAATACTCCGCCCTCACCAAGCAAACCTGAGACGAAACGCTCGCCAACCTGCAGGCCCTTCATGAAGGTGATGAAGCCTTTGGCGGTATCGTCGTTGATGCGTGACAGGAACTCTCCCTGACCAACACCGTCAAGAGCGTTTATCACGGCATCTCGCCCTCCGCGAACCTCGCTCTGTATGCGCTCAAGCGTCGTCATGTCCTTCTCGTCCTTTAGCACCACATCATACGTCGGTATGCCGTTGTTGCCGTTCTCCTTGATGGTGATATTGTCAATGAATGGCGAGTAGTCGATGCCGAGGTCTTCATCCGTAACCTGCATCTGCATGCCTGCGCAGATGGTGTCGTGGACGGAAACTATGCTACCATGGCTCTGTGACGCGAGGTCGTCCTGGCGCTGCATCTCTATCTCGTCGATACGCGGGATATACGTGTACTTCTGGTGGTCTATCGTGGCAAGGTGCTTCAATGCCTCCTCAAGCAGCTTCTTAGATGCGAGATCCACGAATGACTTCGGAAGGGGAATGCCGAGGATGACGAACTTGTCACCCTGCTTCACCTGATACAGATCTTCGCTATCACCCTCCTTGTACGGGAAGTAGCGGTTGCCAAGCGAAGAGTCGGCCTGTCTCTCAAGGGTGAGAGTCCACTTCCCAGTCTCTCCGTCCTTCTCGGCACCCTTGACCTGGAACTCACGTCCTACGCAGTAGCCGTCCTTCATGGAGATGCTTACCGTCTCTTCCGAGTAGTTCCACTCTATGCCGCCGTCGCTTCCGCTTACCAGGGCAGGTGTCAGCGTGAACGTACTGGGGTCGCCTTCAAGATATCCGTTGTCGGTTATCTGCTCTGCGCTATCCACCTCGTCATAGCCAGTGCCCTCGATGGACGGGTATATCTCGTCCTCATCGGAGTCGAAGTTGGCCGTTCCCTCGCGCACGCCGATGGTGTTGGCTTTGACGCTCTTTATCCACGGGTCTGATGCGTCCTTGGAGAAATAGGCCGTGTAGCCCTTCCATGCCGCCTTTCCCGTCGATGCGTCCACGGCAATGCCACCGCCGCCGCCCTGGGCAACAGGGGTAACAACCCATGTATAGAGCGACATGTCGGGGAACCCTGGCAGCATCAGGCGGTTGATGGAGAGAAGGGCAGGATAGTTCTGTCCCGATTCTGCCGTGTTCTCAACATACGGCCATGTATTGATGTTCACGCCGTTGTTGATGTATATCTTCGCCCCGTTGGTGTAACTGTTGAAGATCGTCGCGGCATTCGGGTTCTTGATTCCAAAGTTTAAATTCAGACGCAGATACAGTGGACTGTCGTAGTCCATCTCCCATCCCGTGCCGTCAGGCTGCAGGCCAGTCACACCGTAGCGGAAGTCAATGGTAGCGGAGCATGTCACACCAGCAATCGTGACGTTCACGTTTTTCATGTCCGTGAAGTTGACCTGACTTTCAGTGATAGAGGTGAGAATGGAATACAAAGTCTCACCCTCGATCAACTGCCACTGTATCTTGTTGCCAGTGATGTATGCCTTCTTGTGCAGGTTGGCGTAGTAGTTCAAGGGGAGGTTCTTCTCCGATCCGTAGGCGAAGAGCTTCGTCACTATGCGCTGCGAGTCGTCTGATGTTCGCTCTATCTCATACAGGCCGTTGCCCTTGCCGTACTCGAAGTCGTAGTCGGCAGTGATGGGCTTGCCGCCTATCACGATATCCTGGCCGTTGATGTAGAAGGAAAGCTCGAACTCGGTATATGCCATCTTCAGGGCGTCGTAGCATGATATGTCCTCCACGCTGATGTTAAGATCCGTCTTGCCATAGGATGCAGGTGTGTCGTAGTAGTTGCTCCACTGTCCCGCACCGCCGTTTCGCTGGCTCGACCTGCTGGAGTCGGGGGTATATACCTTCCATGTGTTTCCGCTCCCGAAGAACCTGTTGATGTTGGCCTTGATCCTGTCCGCAAGATCCTCGACGCTCGACGCGAAGAACGAGAACTTGCCCTGCGAGGAATATACCAGCTTGTTGGCCTGGTCGTACACCTCGTTGAGAACGACGTCCTTGAAACCGCAGTCCTTGAGACGGTACGCTATCGAGTAGAGCTTGATGCTGTCGTATGTGAAGCCCTCGCCGTATGAGCCGCTGCTTGCCTTCTTGATGACGTTGGCGTCGTAGTTGATGTCATACCGCGTACCACGGTAGTACAGGTGGTCGCCGTAGTGGAAGTCCACTGGCTCCGCACTCCTGACACTGACAATGACATACTCATCCTCCATCCACGAGCCGTGATACTCAAGCTCGTGTACCGTTGCCCTCGCCACCGTAGGCTGGTCGTACCTGTATATGTTCCACGTCTTTGCCATCTTAAATTCTGGTATTTTCGCTTGCAAATATAAAATTTTCTTGTATATTCGCAAATTTTCGGAAGAAAATTTAAGCAATATGGAAAATAATTATATTTTTGCCCCAAAAGATTGACAATATTTAAACAGGATAACGGTATGAGCAACAGTTTAGGCACGCTGATGTTCGGTGCGGACATCGACCTCACACAGTTGAAGCAGAAGATACAGAGTGGCAATCAGGACATCCTCAATGCCCTGAAGATGAACTACGACCCGAAGTCGTACACAGACATGGTGTCAAAACTCAAATCCGAACTGTCTAAGGAGACGTTTGAAATAAAGATAAGCAC